TTAGAACAGGCGGCGGAAACATATAATGGCAGTCGACACCTACACCAACCTGCAAACAGCGATTGCCAACTTCTTGGCGCGTGACGACTTAACGGCGCAGATACCGGATTTCATCACAATGGCCGAGGCGCGCATGAGCCGCGAGCTTGAGACGCGCAGTCAGGAAAAGCGCGTCACCGCGTCGACTGTTGCCAATAACGAATACCTCGCCCTGCCGGTTGACTTACGAGAGGTGCGTGAGGTGAAGCTAAACACCACGCCGCTGACTGTGTTGTCCTACTACAGCCCGTCAGCTCTCGACACCAAGTTTTCGTCGGGCGGTGCTGGCAAGCCGCTGGGCTACAGCATCATCGGCGACGAGATCAAGCTGCGTCCGATACCGGACACAGCCTACACGGTTGAGATTGTCTACATCGGCACAATCGAGGCACTGTCAGCCACAAACCAGACAAACAACATCCTGAGCCGGTCGCCCGACGCCTACCTTTACGGCGCACTGGCCGAGGCGTATGCTTACCTGTTAGATGAGCAGCGAGCTACTCAGTACCTGCAACGGTTCAACCTTGCGCTTGAGGAAATTAAAGTTGATGAGCAGAGATCCCATTACGGCACCGGGTCGTTGTTTATCAGCAGTGTATATCAACGCCAAAATTCAGCAGTGGAGAGCTAAACTATGTCTGCGATGAGTGATTATTTAGAGCTGGAGATCCTTGACCACATTCTAAGCACCGGAGCTTACACTATGCCAACGGCTGTGTATGTCGGACTGTCGACTGGGTCGTTTAACGACGATAACAGCGGCACCGAGCTTAGTGGTAACAACTACACCCGTAAGGCTATTACGTTTGGCGCGGCCTCATCAGGCACAGCATCAAATGACGCGGCGGTTGAGTTTAACGCCGCCACTGGATCGTGGGGTACTGTCTCGCACTTCGGTTTATTCGACGCGGCGTCTTCCGGCAACCTGCTGATCCACGGCGCGCTGACTGCGAGTAAGGTCATCGAGACTGGCGACATCCTAAAAATCGCAATCGGTGATATGGACATTACCGCCGCTTAGGGGTAGCCAATGTCGACAACCGCACCACTAGACAGGCTAACCGGAGCGCTTGATGCCCTGCCGTTTACCGTCGACACGGTTGGCGACAAGGTCGCGTGGACTGCGGTTGCGCTCGACCATATGGACGCCTGGGGCGCGCTAGACAACTGGGACTACGGCACGCTCGATGCGCTTGCCCTTGAGGTTAAGGTCGTAAACGGCAGCGCCAGCACAGCAATCACCGCAACATCTGGGGCGTCGAAGTTAAAAGGCATCTCAGCAGCCGTAGACGTCTCTGTGACGGACTCTGGCGCTGTCGAGCGTATAAGGACAGTCGCAGCAAGCGTAACGGCCGTCAACACGGCTTCTAGCGCGTTTGCCCGTGTCCGGCCGTTTGAGGCACTGGTAGACGCGGTCGGCAGCGCCACGTCTGATCTCAACCGCATACGGCCAATGGCGGCCACATCGACAATCACTGCCAGCGCTACGTCCAACTCAAATTTTGTGACGCTTGGCGCTGGCACGGCAGAGATTGCAGTCACGCAGGCAACCGGCGTCGTGGCTAGGTTTGCCGGAGCTGGCGCGCCAAGGGTGGCAGTGACTGGTGAGGTGACAATGACTATACTCGGCGAAGAGTGGTCAGCAGTCACACCGACTGCGCCGTCTTGGGCGACTGCGGCGGCAGGCGCTCCAAGCATTTGGTCAACACCGCCTGCGGGCGCAACTGGGAACTGGTTATCGCAATGATTACTTTTGGCGAGTGGCTGCCGGACCAGCCAGCATTTATGAACGCAGGCGTCGTCACGGCAGAAAACGTGATACCGGCATACAACGGCTATCGTCCACTAAACCAATTCATCAGCCTTAGTAACGCAGCCAGCGGGACGATACGAGGTGTGTATGCGGCAAAAGACAACAGCGGCAACGTCAAGCTATTCGCCGGAGACGACGCCAAGCTATACTCGTTCAACCCCTCAACAAACAATTTGGACGATGTCAGTAAGGCTGGGTCACCAGCCTATGACCTCGCTGGCGCCGAGAAGTGGCGGTTCGTACAATTCGGTGAGTATGTCATTGCGTCTGGCGGGACAGGCGAGGAGCTGCAAAAGTGGCAACTAGGCACCGACACCGCGTTTTCTAATCTGGCCGGCTCTCCGCCAAAGGCTGACTTTTTGGCTGTGGTGCGTGACTTTGTCTGGACGGCCAACATTGACGAAGGCTCAGGACGTGTGCCGTACAAGGTGCGCTGGTCAGGCTTCAACGACATTGAGGGCTGGACAACCGGCACCGATCAAAGCGACTTTCAAGAGCTGCCAGACGCCGGAGCCATTACTGGTATGGTCGGCGGTGAATACTGCACCATACTTTGCGAAAAGGCCATCTTCCGGGCGACGTACACAGGCCCACCACTGATCTTTCAGTTTGACAAAGTCGAGAGCCAGCGCGGCTGTAGCATACCCGGCTCGGTGTGCAACTACGGCTCAAACGTGTTTTACTATTCCGACAACGGCTTTCACATGTTTGACGGTCAGCGGTCGACGCCGATTGGAAACGAGAAGATCGACAAGTTTTTTGCTAAGGATTTCAACGCCACATATAAGGACAACATGACTGCGGCGGTTGACCCGCTAAACCAGATAGCGGTCTGGTCATACGCCAGCACTGCCAGCACGACTGGCCGACCCGACCGCCTGCTGATTTTCAACTACGCACTAAACCGCTGGTCAATCGGAAACGTCGAGGCTGATTTTATCGCGCCATTCTTTAGCGCCGGGTACACGGTCGAGGATCTGGACAACCTGTCAGCCACGCTCGATGGGCTTACCACGGTACTTGACAGCCAGTTATTTAGAGGCGGCGAGTTTTTCTTCGGCGGCGCGGTTGGCGACAAGTTGTTTACTTTTACCGGCGACCCGTTGCAGGCAACAATCACGACCGGCGAGGCGGCGCTTAGTATGGGCAAGCACAGCATTGTCACGCGTGTTTACCCGTATCACGAGGATGGCACGGTTGAGTTATTTGTCGGCTTGCGCGGCACGCCCACAGACGCGGTCGCGTTTCAAGCGGGCGGCACGACAAATGCGTCTGGATTTGTGCCGTTTAGGGCTGCGGACAGGTATCAACGGGTAAAGATGCTGCTGTCCGGTAACTGGTCATTCGCGCACGGCATAGATGTTGAGGCGCGACAGGTGGGCAGACGATGACGGTCGCGCAAAGAAAAACAAATTTTAGAATATTGAACCCAGTCACCGCCACGACGAGAGAGGTGGCAGAAGTTGTAAACAGGACGGTTGGGGGTGGCCTGAACAGTGTCGGCTACGCTACTTTAGCAAGCGGCACAACAACAACTACTGTTAACGATCTGCGATATGGGATAGAGAGTGTTGTATTTTTTACTGGATATAACGAAACGCTAGAACACAGTTTGCCTTTTGTTAAAAGCACTAGCACCAACGGGACAATGATAATTGAACACAAAAATCACGGACATGACGTCGACGTCGCCTATCTTATTATCGGATAGCGACCGGCTCGGTGGACACTGGGAACGATGCCGCAAGTGGATTAGCGACGCGCTGGAATATGCTGGCGAAACGCACACAATGGAAGACGTCCGCCACGCTGTGGCTACTGGCAAGGCGCAGTTACATCCGCTGGAGAAGTCTGCTATTATCACAGAAATAGTGGACTACCCACAGCGGTCTATATGCCGCATCTGGTTAGCGGGCGGGGACTTGAGCGAGCTGACTGAGGCGGAGAAGTCCATATCGGTTTGGGCGAAGTCGCTCGGATGTGACGCGATGGAAATTATCGGCAGGAAGGGCTGGCAACGGCACCTCAAGGATTACACCGCGACGGCGGTTATTTTGGCGAAGGATTTGAACGATGAGTAAAGGCGGCGGATCAACACGCACAATCACCCAGAGCAGCGGCCCACCGGCGTATGCGAAACCCTTTCTTGAATATGGCATGTCGCAGGCCAAAGAGATGTACGAAGGTGGCCCACCTCAGTATTACCCCGGCCAGACGGTTGTGGGTTACTCTCCCGAGAGCGAGATGGCGCTTGCAGGTCAGCGTCAGATGGCTACCTCTGGGTCGCCGTTTATTCCAATGACACAGGCTGCGGTGATGCAGAACCTGATGGGTACGAACCCGCTGCAATCTGCGGCGTTTAAGCCTGTGGTCGATCAGGTTGCAAGTCAGTTTGCCAGCGCCGGGCGTTACGGCTCGGGCGCGCAGCAGGGCGCCGTTGCCTCGGCCTTGGCGCCGATGGCATATCAGGCGCAGCAGGCAGCTATCCAGCAAGCGCCAGCCGCGTATGAGTTTGGGTTTAGCGACCTACAGAAGCTGGCCGAAGTCGGCGCGGCGCGCGAGGCGCAGTCTCAGGCAGAGCTTGAGGCGGACATGCAGCGCTTCCAGTTTGAGCAGGAAAGTCCACTCAACGCTTTAGCAAATTACATGTCGATCATTCAAGGCGGCACAGTCGGTGGGGACAAGTCTCAGCCGGTGTTCCGCCAGCCAGTCGGCTCGGCGCTGTCTGGCGCACTTGGCGGCGCACAGATGGTTGGTTCGTTTGCACCCGGATACGCTGGCTTAGGCGCGGCGGCTGGCGGTTTAGCGGGATTGTTGGGGGCTTAGTATGGACAGTATACGCGATAGATTTAATCGGTTGCAGATGCCATCACGCTTGGCGCCGTCAGCCGGAGTTA